GGCGGTTTTGTCCGCGCCAACACCCCGCAGCTGGCCATGATAGGTGATAACAGGCACTATGGCGAGATTGTAGCGCCCGAGGATAAGATGCAGGAAATGGTGGACCGGGCGGTAGCTTTAGCTTCCCAAACAAGCAGTAATGGCATGAGTGAGCAGTATCTGTCCATCATGGTAGACCTGCTACAGCGTATCATTGACCTGATAGAGCAGATGGACTTGACGGTCAATATCGACATCCGGGAGATAAAGAAGAAATTAGTGGAACTGGATAAGCGTAATGGATACACTATGCGGACTACATAAAGGAGGTGGACTAAGTGCCAATCTATATCAATGGACATGAATATCCAAACTATGACCGGGGTCCAGGCCTAACCATTGCTACGAACGTGAACCAGGGAAAGAACGCCCTGGGGGAATTCGTAGGGCAGCGCGTGGGCCGTGACCAGGATAAGATTGACGGCCTGCAGTGGTCCTATCTGGATGCGGCGACCTGGAGCAGCATCCTGAAAGAGTTTGAGGAGTTTGTGGTGACGGTCAAGTTTCCGGACATGAAAAACAACTGCTGGAAAACAGAGCGGATGTATCCGGGGAACCGGACGGCCAAGATAGATGAGATAGGTCCGGATGGGCTGCCCACCATATATAAAGACTGTAAGGTGAACCTGATAGACTGCGGGGTGATGGAGTAATGCAGGCGGCAAGTAATGAATATAAGGACATGATGCGCAGGAAGTGGAGGAACCCACTGTCTTACCTGCGTGTCACCATCGGCCTGATTAACCAGCAGGCCCAGGCATCCGCTTACATACCTGAGCGGGATGTGTATACTTATTATTCCGACCTAGTAAAGCCTATGGATAACTACAAGGTACAGGAGCTATATGCAACCTGTGACCAGGACTATACCACGGTGGATGGCAGCATGTATTTCCTTCCCAAAGATGCAGCAGACGTGGTGCTCAATCAGGGAATCGTGACGGATGGCCTTCAGGGGGAAATTGAAATCCGGTTTCCCGTTCAATATGACATTAAGGGGCTGACCGTGGAATTTGGCAAGGCATATCCCGTAGATTTTATCATCATTTCAGACAACCGGACCTTGAATGTAACGAATAATACGGATGGCCATTATGTGACGGAGGAGATTTTTGAGGGAGCTACTTTCCTAAGGTTTGTGCCAGCAGCCATGGTCAATGGACGGAGTCGGTTCCGCATCAATCAGATTACCATGGGCATAGGCGTCTATTTTGACAGCAAGAAAATATTGTCTGCAACTAAGAAAGAGCATATCAGTCCGATATCGGAGGAGCTGCCCACTATTGATTTTGATGTGACCGTGGATAACAAGGACAGGGCCTATGACGTGGAGAATGAGGAGAGCACGGTAAACTTTTTGGAGATTGGCCAACAAGTTGAGGTCCTTTATGGTCAAGCCATGGATGATGGGACGATTGAGTGGATTCCGGGGACATCACTCGCACTGAAATCATGGTCAGCTGATGATACGGAAATGGACTTCCAAGCATCGGATTGTTTTGATGGGATGGACAGTACATATTACCGCGGCCAGTACCATCCGAATGGTATGAGCCTGTATGACATAGCAGTGGACGTCCTGACGGATGCCCAGGTGGATTACCGGAACTACTGGATAGATCCATATCTTAAGGATGTTCTGGTGGTCAACCCGATGCCGGTAGTAATGCATAAGGAAGCCCTGCAGCTGATTGCTAATGCTGGCAGATGTATCCTGTATCAGGACCGGGCCGGCAGGATAATTCTTAAATCCAGTTTTGTACCGGACATGTCAGCGGCGTCTGATAACGAGACCTACTTTTCCCACACTGCTGCCATTCTGGACCATACGGAAAAGAAAACGTATGCCCTGTCTGGTCAGGATTACACAGGCGCATCCGGTGGACAGTATTTCCTTCCCAGGCAGACCGATGGAATTACATATCTTAACACGGGCTATGTGTCTGAGGCCGTCGCCGAAGGAAACGGACTGTTTACGGATAACCCCACAGTGAGCATAACCATGGAGGCGGCATATAAGTGTTTTGGACTGACCCTGGAATTCGGACAGGACTGTCCGGATACGGTTGTGTTCCATGCCTACAACAATGGTGCATTGCAGGAGGATTACGTGGTTTCAGGACTCACCCAGACCTATGTAGTCAGTCATGAGTTCCCGGAATTTGACTTCCTGGAGCTGGAATTTGTCCGGGGATGCCCAAATAATCGCGTGGTCCTGGATAACATAACCTTCGGTGACAGTACGGATTATATCCTTGAGTATGGAGTGGAACTGACCAAGACCCCAAAGGGCACGCAACTGACCAGAGTCAGGGAGCTGCAGGTGGTACGTACCATATACAATCTCAATACAGAGGATGCAAAGGAACTTGTGAGGGAGACCATAAACAAAACTTCTTTAAACAACCGATACATGTTTTATTTTTCTAATCCATCCTATGATTTAAAGGCATTCATTCCGGTTTATGTAGAAGCAACCAACATGGTTCAGAACAGTTCTTTTGATACCGGGGTGACTGGATGGCTCAATGCACAGTATGATGCAGTCAGGAAATGTGCATACGTTGTATCCGAAGATGGAAACGCGGTCGTTGTGGTGCAAACTATGCAGATGATATCAGGACATAAATATTACCTGAGGGGGAATTTCATGCGGGAGGAATCTCCCGGGGCATACTCTGGAAATGATGAATGCGATATGGTCAGGATGACTGCCGATAGAGAATTGTTCAATATTAATCTACGTCCAGAGGCTATCACTCCAGATGGAGTATGGCATACCAAATCGGCCATTGAAATGATAGGGTCAGCTGGTGAATGGGATTTAAGAATTTATACCTATGGAAATAAAAGACTTTATGTAGATTCGCTTCTTTTGGTGGATTTGACAGCAGCTTGGGGAACGGGGAACGAACCGGATACAGAGTGGTGTGATAAGTTTATCGACTATTTCACTGGAACTGCAAGTATTCCGAAATATGGGTGTGAGATTGTGAAAAGTAGTGCCTATTACGCAATGGTGGAGCTTACAGGAATCACAGGGGCGACAGAGGTGGCTGTGACAGGTAGGGAATATATTATTACCCAGTCTAAGGTAAGCAGACAGTTAAATCCTACTGGCAGCCTGGAGACGTGGAACAATCCGCTTGTGTCCGACACGGTCCAGGCTGCGGATTTGGCGGATTGGATTGGGGACTATATGAAATCAGACCGGGAATACGACCTGCAGTATCGTGGGGAGCCCAGGATAGATGCCAATGACATTGCCTTTCTGGAAAATAAGTATGTTCCGAATTTATTGATACGGGTGACGGACCATACTTTGAAATTCAATGGTGGACTGAGCGGGACCATTAAAGCGAGGAGGGACATGAGTTATGTGGCAACAGCCAAAAACAGACTGGCAGTCCGGTGATTATTTTAATATCGGAGATTATAACCGCATCAAGGGCAATATCAATGAGATACGCGCCCAGGCCCTTACCCTGTGGCCAGACTTTGAATTTGAGGAAATGGGAGCGGATAAGACATATCAGGATTACGGCTTCTATGCAGATGAAATTAACCACTTTGAGGCCAATATAGACCACGTCTGCGTAGGGACATTCCCCTTCAATGTAGGAGAGAGGCAGTTTTATCATGACAACGGCCCATTCATTGACTGGCAAGAGCTGAACCGTATTGAATCCGCCTGCCTGAAGATATACAGGAATATATTAGGAAGGGCCGAAGGAATCAGGCGCCTGGCATTCACACTTAATGGAGGTGCATTTGAGTAATGAGTTTAAAAACAGATTATAAGGACGACATCTTTGAGGGTTCCAGGATTTGGAGGATTGCCACCAATGAGGATGGTACCTGCACGATAGCAGATGTCACTCCATATACCCAGAAGGGGGATAAGTTTGGACAGAATGACATTAACACCACGAATAAGGCAGTGAATGCCCTGAACCATGTTGTCCCCGTCACACTCCAGGCATCTGGATGGAGCGCCGCAGCCCCATATACCCAGACTGTGCCAGTAGAGGGGCTGACAACGGAGGATAACCCCATACTGGTAAAGGTGATTGCAGATGGAGCAACACCGGAAATGGTGAAAGCGTACAATAAAGCATTTGGGATGATTGACGATGGGGACACGGCAGATGGGCAGGCAACATTTAAATGCTACAATAAGAAGCCCACGATTGATATGACCGTGGGCTTGAAAGGAGTGTAAAGACAGATGGGAGAAATATTGATGACAGGCGGGGGCGGAGGCGGAACCGGAAGTGACGAGTGCACAGCCACGCTGGATCATGTGCTTGCTGGGGAGACTGCGGTTACGTCCGACAGTAATGACGAGCCTGGAACGGGACGAATGACGGTTAACAGTTTACTGTCTTTTAGCGTAGCCGCATACAGTGGACGCAGAGTACTTTTGAAATGGCAGAATCCGTATGCGGCGGCAGGGAAACCTTACAGCGGAGTAATAATAAAAGCCAGTAGAGGCGGATATCCAGCTTGGAATGCTTCGGCTTGGGATGCGATTTTTTCAGGAGCAGGAAACAATGTTGCCCCGGGAGCCTGGTCACAGGCGTTTATGGATTTACCAGCATTAAATACAACCTATTATTTCACTGCCCTGACTTATGCAATTACCAGTTTAGGTGAAATATATAGCCCTGTATATGACCCGTCTACCGTTAAATACGCTGTTTGTGCGACAAATGGACCAGCAGTCATTACCATTACTGGCACCCAGAATTATGTGATTCCGGAAGGCTACACGCAGGCCGACATCTTTTGTGTAGGCGGAGGAGGCGGAGGGGGTGCTGGATACCGGTTTACGAGTATGGCCTATGAGCAAGGTGGAGGCGGCGGTGGCGGTGGGTACCCCGCCACCGCTCTTAACATAGGCGTGGCTGCCGGCCAGATAATGAATTGCGTCATCGGAAACGGAGGCGGGCAAAACACAGCTCTTAAC